TATACAGTCCCGCCTTGCACCCCTTGCACATCATCCCAACACACACACACTTTCTTGCGAGCCTCACTCGCGAGAGAGTGAGCAAGGCGAGCAAGATGTACATGTTTCTGCCCTAGGGACCGTTGCACGAGATGACTTGCTCGACGACGCGCCACCGCTAACCGACGCTGACGACCGGGACGACGAGCGCGAGGTCATCTGGTGACCGGCGGCGCGGCACCCAAGCGGAAAGGCTCGACGATTGAGCTCGTCACCGAGCGCGACTGGCAACAGACGATCACCGACACATTGACGATGCTTGGTTACTTGGTCTGTCACGTGTTCCCGCTGCAGACGAGCAAGGGTTGGAAGACACCGACGTCGATTCGTGGCTGGCCAGATATCACCGCTGTCGGTCGTGGACACATCTTGTTCGTCGAAGTGAAAGGCGAACGAACACCTGTCACTGCTGAGCAACTACAGGTGCTCGAGGTCCTTGCGACACCTGAGTGTGCGCGGTCGTGGATCGTTCGACCGACCGATGACTACGACACGATCGCAGGTTGGATAGCACGACCAGCGACGTCACCTCGTCGGTTCGGTTGGACTGACGACACATACGACAACGCGATTCACAACGTCGATCGACGAACGAGTCGACGATGACGACGACAACGATCGACGAAGACGAGTGATGACGAAGAGACGAAGAACCGAACCGACTGACGAAGACGAACGACGATGTGTCGTGTGCCGGGCCGTCTGCCACGCCCTTTGGTGTTCACCGAGGTGCCTCGAGATCTTCGAGCCCGGACGGTACGAGTACAACGATGCCGGCTCCAGATGGCGAGAAGGCGCCCGCGGCTTCGATGGGGGGGCCGGGGCCGGGTGAAATGTCCGTCGCGGAGACAACGACCCCCGGGGGGGCGGGTCGGTCGACGATGTGCGGCCGGCGAATGATGCCGTCTCGGTACGTCGTCGCTCGTTCGTGCAGGTCAGAGACATGATCGGTACCTGCAGGCCGGGGGGGCGGGGTCGCGACGGTCTGAGCAGCACTTTTTGCGCTGACCTGATGTCTTCTTTTTCACGATCGTCGGTTTTGCGAAAGCTTTCGAGGTGAAACCTTTTGTCGAGACGCCCGCAGTTCAAGAAGTGCGCCGTCTGCAAGAAGGATCTGACCGGCCGGCAGCGGCTCTACTGCTCAGACACCTGTTGTCTCAAGGCGTGGAAAGCGCGTAAGCACGAACCAGCGCCCGCCAAGGTCATCCCGATCACTCGGACGAAGGGCGCGTCCCGGTCGAAAGCGACCCACGCGACATCAGGAGGGCCAAGCGCGCCGCCACCCGAGCAGCCCATCCCTCCCTACGGCCGTAACCGCATCGCTGCGGAGGCCACACTGGCCGCTCTGCGCGAGGAGAGTCGGCTCGAGCAGGTAGACGAGGCCCGGGTCGCGGCGTTCCGCTCACTGGCGGACATGGTCGACACGTATCCGACCGAGGCCCCGCTCTGGCGAGAGATGCGGATCGTGGAGTCAGCGCTGCGAGAGGTCCATGACGACACTGACGCCTTCGCTCAACTCCTCGAGAACCTGCGAACCGAGGTGGGCAACTAAGCGGACACCCTCCCGTCCGACGCTCGGCGGGAAGATCGCCCGGATCGCCCAACTGCTCGGCAAACCGTTCATGCCGTGGCAGCGACTGGTCGCAGACGTCGGCTTCGAGCTCGTGGAGGATCCCGACACCGGGTTACTGCTGCCGGCGTTCCGCGAAGTCATCGACACCGTGCCTCGACAGCAGGGCAAGACGATCCTCGACCTCGCCGTGGAGTGCGAACGGGCGATGCGGCCCGACCAGCTCATCATCTACACCGCCCAAACCGGCCAGGATGCCCGCAAGAAGCTGCTCGAGGACCAGGTTCCGATCATCGAGAAGTCGCCACTCAAGGCGGCCGTCAGACTCACCGCTCGCGGCGACATCGCCAACAAGGCAGCGGGCGCCGAGACCATCCACTTCAAGACGGGCAGTCGCATCGCCCTGCAGGCGTCCACCGATTCAGCTGGTCACGGCGAGACGGTCGACCTCGGCGTCATCGACGAGGCCTTCGCCGACGAGGACGGGTACCGGGAGGGCTCGCTCGTCCCGGCGATGCTCACCAACGCTGATGCCCAGCTGGTCGTCGCCTCGACGATGGGCACCGAGAAGAGCGCCTACCTGAATCGCAAGGTTGACGCAGGTCGGGACGCGGTCGCCAGGGGCGAGACGAGCGGGACCGCCTACTTCGAATGGTCGGCCCCGGACGATGCGGACATAGACGACCCCGCCACTTGGTGGGCGTGCATGCCGGCGCTCGGCTTCACGATCACCGAGGACGTCGTCCGCCACGCACGCGAGATGTGGCGCGAGGAAGAGGGATTGTTCCGCCGGACGATGCTCAATCAACGAACAATCTCCGAGGAGCGCGTCATCCCGGTAGGTGTCTGGAACGCCGTCTGTGGCGACATCGCACCCGAGGACAAGCTCGTCATCGGGATCGACGTTCACCCCGACCGCTCGTCGGCCTCGATCGCCGTCGCTGACTACACCGGCCGCTGCGAGCTCGTCGACCGACGAGACGGTGTCGGGTGGCTTGTCGACCGGACGGTAGAGCTCGCCAAGCGCTACGACGCCGAGGTCGTGCTCGACAAGCGAGGCCCCGCTGCATCGTTCGTCACCGACCTGGCGTCCAAGGACGTCTACGCCACCGAGTACGCCACCGAGGACATGGCGCGTGCCTGCGCTGCGATCTTCGACGCGATCGCCGATCGCAACATCCAGGTCCGCTGTCATCCGTCACTGGACACCGCCACCGCCGCTCTTCGCAAGAGGCAGATGGGCGACGTGTGGGTATGGGGACGCAAGGACGCCAACGCCGACGTCTGCCCCTTCGTGGCGCTCACGCTCGCCTTCGACAGAGCTGTGACGCTCGGGCGAGACGGTGACGTATGGGTTTCGTGGTAGCGAGAGGGAAGGTGACCGATGAAGCGCTCCGTCATCGCGACCCTCCTCGAGGCTCTGGGCATCCTGACCATCTCGGCAGGGGTCGGTTACGTCGTGCTCTGGGCCGGCATCGTCACATTGGGAGTCGGCCTGGTCGTATTCGGGGTCGCCGTCGAGCGGGGTAGCTGATGCTCGGCACGTTGATGCGCCGACGTGAGCCTGAGTCAGCCCCCGAAGCCCATGAGTTGCTGCGACGGTGGGAAGCATCCGAGGAGCGCACGGCCGGGATCTCGTTTCCCGACTGGCTCCGCCTGTGGGAGACGTTCGGATGGAACGGCGTCGAGTACGTCGTGCCCGGCGGCAACATCTCCGAGCTCACCGCCCTCCAAGCGCAGCGCAACCCGATTGTCTGGGCGTGCATCGCGCTACGGGCTGGCGTGTTCGCCGAAGTCTCCTTCGCGTTCCAGAATGGACGCGGCATTACAGGCACGCTATCGGGTCAAGGGTCGCCAGCTCTGTCGCTTCTCGAGAAGCCATACCCGCAGGCGACCACGGGCGATCTGCTGGCGCGCATGGAGGTCGACGTCAGCCTCTACGGCAACTCGTACTGGACGGCACCAAAGGGCATCGGCCAGCTAGTCCGTCTCGACCCGACACGGGTGCAGATCGCCACCGCGGACGTAGTTGACGCCGTGACCGGCAATACCATCGGCAAGCGGCTGGTCGGCTACACGCTGAACGACCAACTCGGCCAGCTCGTCGCCGTGTTCTTCGCCAACGAGGTCGCTCACTACCGGCCGATCCCGGACCCGGCGCACGAGTTCCGCGGCATCTCGTGGATGAACGCGCTGCTCCCCGACATCATCGCTGACCTCGACATGTCCGACTACAAGCACGCGTTCCTGAAGAACGGCGCGACGCCGTCGCTCGTGGTCACTTTCGAGAAGGGGACGTCCCGCGAGGCGGCCGAAAAGTTCCGCGACCGCATGGAGTCGCGCCACGTCGGTCCGGAGCAGGCTTGGAAGCCGCTCTACCTGGGTGCCGGCGCCGACGTGAAGGTGGTCGGCTCGAACTTCACGAACCTGAACATCGACGAGGTCCAGTCAGCCGGCGAGACCAGGATCGCCTCGGCTGCTGGCGTACCGCCGTCGCTGCTCAGCCTCTCCGAAGGCCTCAAGGGCTCGGCGCTCAACGCAGGCAACTACGCAGCGACCCGCCGTCGCTTCTCAGACGGCACGATGCGGCCACTCTGGCGCTCGGCGTGCGGCGCCCTGACGACGCTCGTGAAGCTGCCCGCGAACAACCGGCTCTGGTACGACAGCCGCGACGTCCCCTTCCTCCAGGCCGACATCACCGACCAGAGCCAGGCGCAGCAGCTCGACTCGACGACGATTCTCAGCCTCATCAACTCCGGCTTCGAGCCTGACTCCGTGGTTATCGCGGTCTCCACGGGCGACCTCACGGTCCTCAAGCACACCGGGCTCGTGTCGGTGCAGTTGCAGGCACCCGGCGCCGCTCAGATCCCTGACGCGACGCCGATCCCCGCGCCAAACGACACCGGCACGAACGAGAACTAGGAGTCGCCATGCCCGCATCGCCAGTGCACCACACCGGAATCGACTCCACGTCCGCGTGGGACGGCCCCGCCGCGGTCAAAGCCTTCGACAAGAAGGCCGGCGACATGGTCAAGTTCTATGCCTGGTACGACAAGGGCGAGACGAACCCCGACGCTGACGGTACCGACAAGGCTGACGGTTGGGGACCCCACCATGACGTCGACGCCAAGGGCATTCCCGGCGATGCGAACGTGAAGGGTTTCGAGGCGGCCATGGCGGCGCTGAACGGCGCGCACGGGACGACATCTCGCATCCCGGCCGGCGATCGCCAGGGCGTGCACGATCACCTGGCGGCGCACTACAAGAACGCCGGCGTGGCGACCAAGGACATCCCCGACCTCGCTGCCCGGTCGCATGATCATCTCCACGGCGAGACCCGCGACGCCTACTCCCCGGTCGCGTACACGCCGGACGACGACGACGTGGTCGAATGCCTCGTCTGTGGCTGTGACAACGCTCCGGAGGCTAGCTACTGCGACCAGTGCGGGGTCGACCTCAGCGACGAGCCGGGTGCGGACATGACGGTCCCGGTGGACCTCGACGGCCTCAGCCGGAGCAAGGCCCTCGCCGGGGAGACGCGCGCTGACTCGCCGGTCTGCCCCTCGTGCTCGAAGACGAACAACCCGGACGCATCCTTCTGCGACAAGTGCGGTACGAAGCTGGTTGACAACCCGGCTGTCACGGTCCAGAAGGGCGACGACTCCGGTGTGCCACTGCCCGGTCAGTCGCCCGATGACGAGGGAGACCCACCCAAGACTGACCCTGCCTGGCCGTACAGCGGGGGCCATCCGGTCGCGGTCGACGAGCAGTATGGCGAGGGTGGAACTCCGGTGGACCCGCCGTACACGCCTCCCGCCAAGCCAACCGGTACCGACCCGCTCCAAGATGCTGTCAGCAGGTCGCGCCCGCCTCGCTCGAACCTGACGAGGGCGCGGGTGGGCGGCGTGGAGCTCCGAGCGGCCGCTGCCGGCACAGATGACGAACCCGGAGTCGCCACCGGCTCGCTGATGTTCGGTCACTTCGCCGTGTTCAACGAGTGGTATGCGGTCGACTCCTACTTCGAGGGAACGTTCCTCGAGTCGTTCAAGAAGGGCGCGTTCACCCAGACGTTCAAGGACGACGCCGCGTCGATCCGGAGCATCTACAACCACGGATGGGACGAGCAGCTCGGCATGAAGCCGCTCGGTCCTGTCCAGACGCTCCGAGAGGACGATGTCGGGGCCTACTACGAGGTACCGCTGCTCGACACCCACTACAACCGTGACTACGTGCTGCCGGCCCTCCAGGGTCGCCTGATCACCGGCGAGAAGGTCGGCAGCCAGCTCGGCGCGTCCTTCCGCTTCGACGCCATCGAGGAGCAGTGGAACACCAAGCCCACGCCGAGCGATGTCAACCCGGAAGGCCTGCCGGAGCGGACCATCACCCGCGCCAAGGTGCTCGAGTTCGGTCCGGGCATGTTCGCCATCTCTCCGACCGCTACCGCCGGAGTCCGGTCCACGACCGACATCTGGTTCGATCACCTCCGCAAGGATCCACGCTTCACCGCCCGGGCGACCGAGCGCTTCGGCGTGACTGTGGTGGAGAAACTGCTCGCGACGAAGCCGCCGGATCGGCGCACGCGTCGCGGGCCTGCAGCACCCGCAAGAACCGCAACGGAGCCGCCCGATGGACGCGCCAAGCGGGTCGACCAACTGCAGCGCCGCGCACGAGCTGCGCTGCTCGAGACCTGAGAAGGAGCGTCATGTACGCAGCCCCAAAGAAAGTATTCACCCACGGCCGTCCGCACTGGCTCATCGAAGGCCGGCTCCTACCGGTCGTGAGTGGTGGCGACGGTCCAGTCGACAAGCCCGAGGCCTCCGAGGAGTACCGCTCCAAGGTGGCGAAGATGACCCTCGCCGAAGTCCAGACCGAGCTCGGCGAGCGCCGCAGCGAGATCCTGGCTATCGGCGACAAGAAGCCCGAGGATGTCACGCCCGAGGACGAGGCCCGATTCGACCCGGCCGAGGCCGAGTTCCGCGCCGCCAAGACTCACCGCGACGAGCTCGAAGAGCGCTCCCGCAAGCTGGAGGAAGTCCGGTCGATCACGACCGAGACGGTCTCTGGCGACGGTGGCCTGACACTCGTCAAGGGCAAGGACACCAGCGA